TAAAAAACCCTCTTTTTTTATTGACACTTTTAAAATATAGTGTATATTTAACTTATCTAGGATTTTTATGCATACCGCCAGCCCGCCTAGGGGTCATGTGCAATCAATTGGTATGTTACTTATTGCAAAGGAATTATCATGGCACGTTCCACATTTGAAGGCCCAATCCTTGCGGCCACACAGCGTTTTGGTTCACAGCGTAATGCTGGTACCGTTGAATTAGTTCAAAATGCTTTTTTAGATTTTTCAGTAACAACTCCTGGAACCACTAATTACGGTGGCGCATCAGGTACGTTTGTTTCTTCAAACAACATCCCCAATAATACTGGAACTATTTGGACTCCACAAAATGGTGTATATAGCACAAGTGGCCCAACAGTAGCTTCAGCTCCAACAGCCGATGCGACAGGCACTAACTATCGCGGCGCAGTATTCTTGATTCCTTACAATTCAAACATCATTGATGTGATTGTGGATCAAGGTACAACACCTACCGATGGCACAAATGCTGTTACATCTACACAAGCGTACATTTCCAACAACTTTGCAACGTCAACTGGAGTGTATGCAACAATGGCCGCTATTACAGCAGCCGGTCGTACAAATGCTACTTACACAGCGACTCAGTTGGATAATGCAAATGGCACTCTACAAGATGTTCAAAACATTCAGCCTGGTCAACAGCCTACTTGGTTCTCACAAGTTGTGGTTACTTTAAAGATGACTGTGGCAAGCTTGACTTCTGTTAACGCAGGACAGTTTAATATTACCATTAGGTATACACAGGCTGACTTGAACATCGGCAACTCAACAACTTACCCCTACGGTAACTTTGACTGATCTTCTGGGGGCTTCGGCCCCCGTCTTTAATTAAGGAGATTAATCATGGCAGTTCAAAGTTCTAATGGAATACCTGGAAGAAATGACGGGTTCAATTCCATTTCTCGTCAATCAAAATATGAGCCGTTTGATCTACAGGTAACCCGTGGTCAAATTGCAGGTCATACGCCTTTAAACATATTTGGTTATGGTACAACTGGCACAACGGCTGGTGTATTTGTAACTATGTGGGAGAACGCTCCTACAACCAATTATGTATTCCCAGCAACTGCCGCAGTCATGTATGTGGCCAGTACCGTTGGTGCAGGTGATGCAGGCGCATTGATCCAAGTCACTGGGCTTGATGCAAACTACAGTCCGATTTCTGAGATTGTTGCTTTGGGTGGTACGGCGGGTACAGGCGTAGCTACAACCAAATCCTATCTTAGGATCAACAACATTTCTGTTGCATTGGGAAGTACAGTAAATCCTACTGGTCAAATTACGATTCAGAATCAAGCTGCAACTTCTGGTGCGGTTGAGTATGCTCAGATCAATACCACAACCTACAATGGTAGTACTGTGAGTTTGGGTACTTCACAGATGGCGGTGTACACAGTTCCAGCAAACAACACATTGCAATTAACAAGGTTCACTGCAAACAGTTCGTTTACAGGCAATACTGCAAACTATTGCACATACAGAGCCGTAGCGCAGTATCCATCGGTGTTGAATTCATCTGCTACATTGGTTAAACGTGTTGTTTTGCAAACGCCTTTTGTTCAGCAGTTCAATATTCAACGTACCTTTCCATTTGCTTATCCAGCTGGAACAGACGTTCAATGGCAGATTGCGCCTAGCGCTACTACAGCTTGTACTGCAGGGATCAACATTGGCGGCGTACTCATAGCGGATTCCTAATCATGGAAACTCCAGCATGGCAAAGAGCGGAAGGGAAGAACAAGAATGGCGGTCTAAACGCCAAAGGAAGAGCGTCAGCCGCGAGGGAGGGGATGCATTTAAAGCCTCCTCAACCCGAGGGCGGATCAAGGAAGAAAAGCTTTTGTGCAAGAATGTCTGGAATGAAAGCCAAGTTGACATCATCAAAGACGGCAAATGATCCCAACAGTCGGATTAACAAAAGTTTGCGTGCATGGAAGTGTGCTGATGGTTGTGCCATTAGGGGATTGACGAAAGGTAGGATGACGTAATGCCAAGTCATAGTAAGAAACAGCATGATTTTATGGAAGCAATTGCCCATAACAAGGCGTTTGCAAAGAAGGCAGGGGTTCCACAAAAAGTGGGACAGGATTTTAGCAACGCCGATAAAGGCAAACATTTTTCTAAAGGTGGGACTATGAAATCAGATAAAGCACATGAAATGCGTCAAGCAAGAGAATTACGCAGGATTGCAGATGAAGAGGAGCATGAAGCCAAAGCTATGAAGCGTGGTGGACACGCTAAAAAGATGGCCGTTGGTGGAATGAATCCAATGATGGGTCGCGCTATGCCTGCTCGCCCTATGGCCCGTAGAGCGCCTATGGTTGCTCCTGCAACGCCTGTTATGCCTGGCATGAAACATGGTGGTAAAACAGAACATCATGAAGGCCATGAGCATCACATGAAGATGGCTCATCATCATCTTAAAATGGCAATGAAAGCCGGCGGCAAGACTATGGAAAAGGGTGAGCCTCACTCTAAAGACATGGGTGAAAAGATGCTCAAGCATGGCGGTAAAGCCGCTGCTAAACATCATTATGCTAAAGGCGGTGATGTACGCATGGAGCCAAGTCGCATGGAAAAAGGCGGTGATTTGCGTCATGGTAATAAGAAGCATGGCGAACACGCTATTCAAGAAAAAGGTCATACCCGCGCTATGATGCCCAAAATGCATGGTAACGACATTGGTAATGGACCATTGGTCAACGTTAAAAAACGTGGCGGCAGAATCTGCTAAGGAGTTAATTATGAAATCACATCACGAAGTACCAGCTCATCCCCACGGACACGAGCATCCCCATGAGCATAAGCATCATGTGCATCACATGAAAGAACACCACGAAGGTGGTCATGTTCATCATTCAGAGCATTACAAAGAACACGCTGCTGGTCATGAATTGCATCATCACGAAATTGAACATTTGCACAAGCACCAGAAACACATGGCGCATGGCGGTCATATTCACAAGCATCACAAATAAGAGGCTATCATGGCTAGACACAAAGCAAAGCGATATGATGGAGAAGAAGGATCATTGGTAACCCCCAAAAGGGTAAACGTGGACAATCCAGACTCATACAATGTTCCTATGCCCTTGTCTGAAGAAGAGGCTGCAAGCAATTCTTATAACCGCGAGATGGGTGATAAGTATAGTTCTCAAGCAAGTGATACAGAGCCAGAAGGCACATCCAATGTAAGAGAAACTACTACGATATCCAGACCATCTCCCAAGAAAGTTATAGTCACTAAGGAGCAGCTTGCAGCGTCTGGCTATGATAATTTGCGTGATTACCTCAATGCACAACGTCGTGGATCTTCATCAAGCCCATCAACGTACCAAGAAATGTTGCGTAATGCACCATCAGGCACATCAGATATGGCGCTAAAAGCGTTGAAAGAAAACGCAGCCAATGAAGCCGCTAAAATGATGGAGCTAGAGAGAGGTGTGACGCGGGGCCGAAAAAGTACTAGTCCCGAAGCACCAAGAACCACTCAAGGTGCCACACGCAAACCTTATAGTCCAGGATCATTGAGTATCTCTTATCCAGGCTCAAAGTTTGCAAAAGGCGGCAAAACATCTGCATCCAAGCGAGCTGATGGTTGCGCTACCAAAGGCCACACCAAGGGTAGAATGCTATGATGTCTAGCCGTGGAATGGGAGCTATTAACCCATCCAAAATGCCCAAAGCGAAAATTAAAAAGCGCCGTGATGACACGGACTTTAAACAATTTCGCAAGGGCGGCAAGATAAAAAAGTTTGCAGAAGAGGGGTTGGTGCAATCAGATGAAGGTCCAGTAGCCCAAGATAAATCTGAATTTATTCCTGAAGATCAATATCAACGGAGTAAATATGTAAGTATGCAAGCCCCTGTTCGATCTGCAGAAGATTTGCCAGATGTATCTTTAAAATACAATCCTAAATACGTTGCTTTAGCCAAAAACTATCAAGGTGTAGGTGGTAGGTTTAGTTTAAATAAACCCATAAGTCCTACTTCAAACTTAGAGGCATACTTAGATACCAATGTATCTAACGCCAAGGGTCAAGGATTGACAGGTCGAGGAACCGGGTTTGGGGTAAATTTTTCAAAACAATTTGAAAAGGGTGGTGATATTGGCTTGTATGCCAACATTCACAAAAAGAGAGAACGCATAAAACGTGAAAAGGCAGAGGGAAAGCCTGTAGAGCGTATGCGTAAACCAGGCACTAAGGGTGCTCCAACAAAACAAGCTTTTATAAAATCAGCTAAGACAGCTAAAAAATGAGTACATCTGGCACAACTTCCTTTGACATGGACTTCACCGAGGTGGCTGAAGAAGCGTGGGAGCGTGCCGGCAGGGAAATGAGAACAGGTTATGACCTACGAACAGCTCGTAGATCCATGAACCTGATGACTATTGAGTGGCAAAATCGTGGTATTAACATGTGGACTATTGAGCAAGGGTCATTTACCTTGACTCAAGGGTTAAATACCTATCCTTTGCCCACGGATACGATTGATTTACTTGACCATGTTATTAGAACTAACGCAAATAGCACAAGCAACCAGTCAGATTTAACAATTACAAGGATTAGCGTATCAACTTACGCCACAATTCCTAACAAATTAACGCAAGCCAGGCCCATTCAAGTATGGGTACAGAGGTTATCTGGCGAAACAAATCCTTTATATGATCAAACGGGTACAGCTGTTACTCTTTCTTCGTCAATAGGTACTACAGATACCACAATTACCATCAGTTCTACGGTAAATTTAGCCGCTCAAGGCTACATTACTATCGATAGTGAGACTATTTACTATCAATACATTACAGGGAACCAGCTTTTAAACTGTTCTCGAGGTCAAAACAATACCACTGCAGCGATTCATGCGGCTACTGCGGCAATCAACGTAGCTCAATTGCCTGCAGTAACGGTTTGGCCGACACCAGATGGATCGCAAACCTATACATTTGTCTATTGGCGGCTTAGACGGGTCCAAGATGCCGGTGGAGGTGTGAATACCTCCGACATGAATTTTAGGTTCCTACCCTCTTTAGCCGCTGGCCTAGCTTATCATATAGCGACCAAGGTACCTGAGCTGGCACCCAGAATTGACATGCTTAAAGCGCAGTATGATGAACAATTTAATTTAGCGGCAGGCGAAGATCGAGAGAAAGCAGCCATTAGATTTGTACCTCGTCAGCAGTTTATTGGTGGGGGTAGTCCTTAATGGGTAATCGTTTTGCATCAGGTAAATACTCGATTGCCGAGTGTGATCGATGTGGGCAAAGGTACAAGTTAAAACAGTTGAAGTTTGAGGTTATAAAGACTAAACTCTATCAACTAAAAGTATGTGATGAGTGCTGGGACCCAGATCAACCGCAGTTGCAATTGGGCATGTTTCCTGTTGATGATCCACAAGCGGTTCGTCAACCTAGGCCAGATCTTTCGTATGAAGCTTCTGGTCTTGATGCTTTAGGTTATCCTGGTGGTGGTTCACGGGATACACAATGGGGCTGGAATCCTGTTGGTGGATCGTCGTTAAATGACAGTGGATTAACGCCGAACAATTTGATAGCGACAACGTATGTTGGAACGGTGACTATTTCTTAGGAGTTAATATGGACAAGAAAACAGTTAAAAAGATTGCAGATGTTGAAGTGCATAAGCACGAGAAAAGGATGCATCACGGAAAAATGAGCAAGCTTGCTAAAGGTGGCATTGCTGGAGTATCAGGTGAATCAATGAAAATGCAAGGCCGTAACATGGCTCGCGCTATGAATCAACGTGGCAGAGGTGGATAATGGCTACACAAATTAAACCTACAACCAAAAATAGTCCTGCCGTTAAAGTCGGTAAGGGTAAATACAATGGTCCTGCAGATGAATATGCAGCTCCTCACCATATGAATGGCAAAAGGTTCAATGTTAGCGCTATTGAAGAAAATCCAGATCATCCAGACATAGGCTTAGCAGCTAAGATGCCTACTCGCCATAACTGGACGCCATTGAATGGCGGAGTATCCATTGGTAATAATGATGAGATCAAGACTTCTGGTGAAGAAACCAGGGGTAATGGTGCCGCAGAGCGTGGAAGAATAGCTAGAGGACCAATGGCTTAATATGTTTTATAGTGAACTGGTCACTGCTGTAAACGATTACATCGAGAATAATTTCCCGACGCTTGATCTCAATCGTATGATTGAGCAATGCGAACAGAGGATTTATAACTCGGTGCAATTGCCAAGTTTACGAAAAAATGTGACTGGATCAATTACGCCAAGCAATCAGTATCTATCTCTTCCAGTAGATTTTTTGTCTGTTTATTCGTTGTCTATTTATCCTACGACTGGATATCCAGCTCCTCCTGGTGCGACCAACTCTTATTTATTCTTATTGAATAAAGATGTGAACTTTATTAGAGAGGCTTATCCCAATACAAATGTGACGGGTCAGCCTAAGCACTACGCTATATTTGGACCGCAAACAGGAAATGAATCGGCATTGACGCTCATTTTAGGACCAACTCCTAATATGGCGTATACGGCAGAATTGCACTATTACTATTATCCAGCATCAATTGTTCAAGCGGCTATAGGATCGCTGACGATAACAAATGCTGGCTCGGGGTATACCAATGGCACTTATTACAATGTTGCTCTTACTGGCGGGACTGGCAATAGCGCTACTGCTACTATTGTTGTTAGCGGTGGGGTTATCACTTCTGTAACGTTAATTGGCAAGGGATGTTATTTTGCCGTAGGTGATGTATTAAGTGCGTCAATAACGGGTGGTACCGGCTTGGCTTTGACGGTTGCTACTGTTACTAATGCCAATGGAGAAACCTGGCTGGGTGATAACTTTGACTCAGCTTTGTTGAATGGAACTCTATTTGAGGCGGCAACATACATTAAAGCGGATGCAGACATGATCACGCTCTACAAAACCCGTTATACAGAATCTATGGCATCCCTTAAGAACTTGGGTGACGGCAAGCTCCGTATGGATGCTTATCGTGACGGACAGTATAGGCAGCCTGTTGTATGAGTATTATTCAAACTCAAACCACAAGCTTCAAGGCTGAGCTTTATCAGGGTGTGCATAATCTATTATCAGATACGATTAAGATTGCGCTTTATACTGGTAATGCAAGTTTAGGGTATGCTACAACGGTATATTCAAGTACAAATGAAGCAAGCGGAACAGGTTATACAGCCGGCGGAGTGACCATGACTGGAGTCACAATCAATACCTCTGGCTATGTAGCTTATGTTAATTTTTCCAATGTAGTATTCAATGCATCAGTAACAGCGAGATGTGCTTTGATTTATAACCACTCTAAAGGAGATAAATCAATATGCGTATTGGACTTTGGTTCTGACAAAACATCGTCAAACTTCACCATTACAATGCCAGCAAACACGGCGACGGCAGCTTTAATCAGGAGTTCAAATTGATTATCACAACCACCAAAGGCGACATGGATACTTCATTGTTGGAGCATAGACCCGGGTTTATCGACAATGATATTGAGTACACAACATGGGATGAGTACTATCTTGATGG